CAGAACTTATTAAGGAAAAATACAACAAGTATAATTTAGAACCTAGTGATGTATTTAAACATCAACACTACATTATTATCACAAGAAGTGGTATAGATAAAATACAAGCATTAGAAGATATATTTATACATTATGAAGTAGTTAAATCAGAATCAAATTTTGCTTCAGTAAAAGCAGTAGCAATGAAAGGTGATAAAACAATAGAAACTTTTGGATCTGCTTTAAAAGGAGATTATAAAAATGGAAATTGTAATACTTGGTATGTTTTAGAGATGGCAGAAAAAAGGGCTATGTCAAGGGCAGTTTTAAAGCTTACAGGTTTTTATGAACTTGGAGTATTTGGAGAAGATGAAAGTGAAGATTTTAAAAAAAATTAATAATTAAAAAATAATAAAAAAATGAATATAGAAGGTAAATTAGTAAAGATCTTTGATCTTGAAACAGGAATATCCCAAAAAGGTAAAGAATGGAAAAAACAATCAATCTTATTAGAACAAGATACTCAATTTAATAAAGAGGTAGTGATTACATTTTCAGGAGATAAAATAAGTAAATTAAAACAAATACAGATAGGAGATAATATTAGTTGTAATGTAAATATATCATCTAGAGAATATAATAGTAAATGGTATCATAATATTAATGGTTGGACTTGTGCTACAGCTAATGGAAACATTGTAGAAGAAATGATAGAAGAAAATAATGAAGATGACTTACCATTTTAATTATGACAGAAAAAGAAAAATTTATAGAAATATGTGATCTTACTACTAATGTAGTGGGATTAGAAAAAGGATCTTTATCAGAAAAAACTAGAAAAGAAAAAATACATACTCCTAGAATGGTGGCTAGTATTGTTGCTAGAATGATAGAAGATATACACCCTGTAACTATAGCTAAAATAATTAAAAGAGATAGAACATCTGTTTTACATTATGAAAAATGTCATAATATGTACTATACTTCTGATCCTAAATACAGAGATCTTTTTAATCAAGTTTATAATATTTATTTTGAAATAATTAAATTAAAGAAAAAATTTGAATCAAAAGATAAACTTAGAATGTTATTAGTTAAATCAGGTATTGATGTAAATATGAAGAAACCACAAGTTTATATAATAATAAAAAGTGGTAAAGTAGTTTATAAATTAAAAACTAATTACTTTCATTGTTCAGAAAATATTAATATAATTAAGGACGCTTTAAAAGATTATAGATATACAATAGAAATAAAAACAATATGAAAGAAAAACCAAGTTACTATGCTATTTTAACAGCAGATGTTAGATATCATAAAGATCTTACACCTAATGCTAAATTATTATATGCAGAAATTACAGCTTTAGAAAATATGAATGGTAGATGTTTTGCTAATAATAAATATTTTGCTGATCTATATGGAGTATCTAAAACAAGTGTTTCTAAATGGATAAGTCAATTAGAATCATTTGGTTGTATAAAAACTGTATATATATATAAAGAGGGTAGTAAAGAAATTGATAAGAGGTATATAACAACTCTTAAAGGGGGTATTGAAGAAAAGTTAAATAGGGGTATTAAAGAAAAGTTAAAGGATAATAATACAAGTATTAATAATAATATTACATATAGTAATAAAAGGGCACTCTTTAAAAAACCAACTGTTTTAGAAATTAAAGATTATTGTATAGAAAGAAATAATAATATAGATGCTAATTCATTTTTTGATTTTTATGAAAGCAAAAATTGGTTTGTAGGAAAAAATAAAATGAAAGATTGGAAAGCTTGTATTAGAACTTGGGAAAATAGAAATAAAAATAAATCTAATAATAGTAAGTTAGATAATCAATTAGAACAATGGAGATTAGCAAAAATATAATGATTAAAGAATTAAAAGAAAAAAAATCTTTATATAATATCTATAAAAAAAACATTATAGATCTTGATGAATATTTTGCATATAGTGGTAAAATAGAAGTAAAAGGTAAATTTATTGATAAATTTGATGAATATATTTATAAAGAAAAAACTATTATAAAAAATGATATGTCAAAATATGTGCTGAAGAAAACAAATAAAAGTGAAACTAAAATAAAATAAAATGGAAACTCTTATAATAATACTATTAACTTTAATGACTTATGGATTTGGTTTTTTAAGTGGTGTAATAAAAAAATCAGAAACTAAAGAAGATCATAATAATACTGCAATACATTTTAATAGTGTAAGTGAAGATGAATAATAAAAAAATAATTCAAGAATTTAAATTAGATGAACTTACTAATGAATTAATTGATTTTATAGGTTATGCATCTGTTGCTTTAAATCATAGTATAGATGCTAAAAGAATGAGATTATTAGCACAATTATTAGCTGATGAATTAATTAATAAAAAAAGATTTAATAAACTTTATTTATATCAAATAGGAGTAGCAATAAAAGAAGGTGTAATTTATTGTGATTTTGAACCTTTTTTAAATCTTAGAACATTTATTAGATTAATAATAGATCATAAGAAAAAAATTAATGAAGCTTACTATCAAGTTCACACTTTAAATAGAAAACCTGAAGAAGTACCTTATTATCAAGAACCTAAAAAACTTTTAAAATGATAGATTTTTTAAGACATATAACAGGATTATGTGGCGAACCACACCCTAGTTTATTATCATTGTTAATGGGCACACCTTTTTTTAGTTACATTATATATAAAATTAAAAAGAAAACTAAATGAAAACAAAAGAAAAAGTAATATATTGGTTAAATAGAAATTCATTATTAAAAGATGATGATAATAGATTATGTGCTAATATATGGGCAGAAGAAATAAAAGATCTTAATATTACAGCTAGAGATTTTTTAAAGTTATATGCAACAAATAAATTAACATCTGCACCTAGTATAAAAAGAGCAAGAGCAAAATTACAAGAGGAATGTCCTGAATATAGAGGTAAAAAATATAATTTAAGAAAAGGAATATATCAAGATGAATGGAGAAAAAATTTAGGATATGAAAAAAACTATTAGTAAATTAAAAAAAGAATTAGATACTTGGTTTAGTTTATACATAAGATTAAAGTATAGTAATGAATATGGTATGGTACAATGCTATACTTCAGGCAGAGTTTATCATTACAAGCAGATTCACGCAGGCCATTTTATGAGCAGAAGGCATTTAGCAACTCGTTGGTGTGAGCAAAACGTAAAACCACAATCAGCAGCAGATAATCTTTTTGGACAGGGCGAACAGTTTAAATTTGGTATGCTTTTAGATAGTGAATATGGAGAAGGTACAGCAGTAGAATTACAAATTAAAGCTAGACAATCTTATAAAATGTCTAGAGTAGATTATGAAGAAAAGATAAGTTATTACAAAAAGCTTGTTAAAAACTTAAAAAAAGAAAAAAATCTAGAATAATTATTTTTATATATTTGGGTGATGACAAAACCCATATTTGCTAATACAATGCATCAAATAATAGTTAATGACTATTTAAACTTAATGCTAACTTTAGTAAAAGAACTTTCATCAGATAATAAATACGCTAATTTCAAAGAAGTTTTAGATCTAATTATTGAATATCATAATAGTTATGGAGATGGTGTATCTGCACTTTCTAATAATTGGAATGATTGGTTAATGATTATACCTATAAATACTTCTGTAATGGTAAATGGATATTTTGCAGGATTGCAAACTAAAAAAAATTTAAAAGCTATACAGACATCTAAATTATTATTAGATAATTCTTTAGAACTATTAGTAAAAGATTTAAAAAATATAGAATATTCTAATGAATAAGATATATGAAATAGTAGCAGATTGTAGGGAAACATTTGTAGAAATGTCTTTTACTTTTACTCAAGATGAAAATGAAATAAATGAGGTTGTTCAAGAGTTAATGTTATATTTTATGCAAATGAATCCTGATACTTTAAAGTCAATATATAAAAAAGATGGTAAAAAAGGTATTTTGTCTTATGGTGCTGTAGTTTTAAGAAGAAGTTTTACTAGTAATAGAAGTCCTTATTATTATAAGTATAAAAAATATTATACTCATATAGATAGTAGATCAACAGATATAACTAATGATAGTACAGATGTATATCATAAAAAACATTTATATAATATTCCTAATGCAGAGCAATATAAACAATGGCAAAAGCTAGAACTTATAGATAAAGCATTAGATGAATTTTATTGGTACGATAGAGATGTTTTTAAGTTATACTACTATGAAGGAAATACTTTATCAGGACTAGCGAAAAAAACAGGTATAAGTAGAAATAGTTTGTTTACTACTATAGATAAAGTAAGAGAGCAGTTAAAAGAATTGTTAAATGAATAAATTTTTTGTTACAGATGAAGTTTATAAAGATAGATTAAGTATCTGTAAAGAATGTGTTTATTATTTTAAACCTACAGGAAGCTGCAAAATTTGTTTGTGTTTTATGTCTATCAAAGCAAGAATCGGAACATTAGCTTGTCCACAGAAATATTGGGATAAAACTACAGAGATAGAACAACCTGATGATATACCTCAAGAATTAATAGATGAAGTTGTATTATTATGGGAAGATATTAAAACAGGTATAGCAAAGAATCAAGCAGTAAAAAAAAGAATGATAACATTATACAATACAATTTACGGAACTAATTATAAAACAAATACTAGCTGCGGTACTTGTTTAAATGATTGTTTTAAAGGAATAAAAATAATATATGAAAAATACAAATAAAATACCTAGTTATTATATTGGAAAATATTATAAATATGAAGCTAGAAAAGTAATTGCTGATTGGGAATTAAGTTACAATGTAGGTAATTCTGTTACTTATCTTTTAAGATGTGGGAAAAAAACAGAAAATGGAATGAGCAATATAGATAAACATATTGAAGATGTAAAGAAAGCTATACACCATTTAGAATTTGAATTAGAAGAACTAGAGAAAAAGAAATTAAGTAAATTGAGATTAAATCATATTTGAAATGTTATTATATCAATGTAATAAATGTGAAATACAAATACAACTAACTAAAGTTGTAATGAAAGTTATTGATGGTAAAATTTGTAATATAGGATCTGAATGTCCTAAGTGTAATGAATATATGCAAGAAGTAGATAAAGAATTTGGTGGCTTTCCTAACATTAAGAGAACAGAACCTAGTTTGTCTAATAGAAAAGATAAACTATGGAGTGGAGTTAAAGACAGATTAAAATAAATTAAATAAAATTCTATTATATACTATGAAACTAGAAATCAGTAAGTTAAAACCTAATAAAGACAATCCTAGAATTATAAAAGATAACAAGTTTAAAAAACTAGTACAATCTATAAAAGATTTCCCACAGATGTTAGAATTAAGACCTATAGTAGTTGATGAAGATATGACTATACTAGGTGGTAATATGAGATATAAAGCAAGTGTAGAAGCAGGATTAAAAGAAGTATATATAAAAATAGCAGAAGGTTTAACAGAAGATCAGAAGAAAGAATTTATAATAAAAGACAATGTAGGATTTGGAGAATGGGAATGGGATATACTAGCTAATGAATGGGATAGTGTAAAGCTTAATGAATGGGGATTAGATGTATGGCAAAATGAAGATGATTTAATAAAAGATGAACAAGATTATAAAGAAGAAATACCTAAAGAAGTATACTTAAAAGCTTGGCGACAATATGCAAAAGAACTATCTGAACAATATGAAATACTTTCAAAAAATGATTATACATTTTCAGGAATTTCAATAGGCGCAGCTAAAATACAATTTTTAAAATCTTTATATAAAGGAGATGATTATCCTAGATATTGTTCGTTAGCATTTCATACACATCAATTTAATACTAATGGCGATTTATATTCAGTAAATGAAGGTTTAAAAAAAGTTGCTGATAATAAAATAAAAGCAGAAAGATTAATATTTTGTTTAAATGATACTCCTAAATTAAATTCACTTACAAGTGGTTCTTTGCCTTTTGCAGGATCTAGAATGCCTTTAGATTTTCCTGTTAGTTTAGCAAGAGAATTAATAAATAGATATTCAAATAATGGTAGTGTATTAGATCCTTGTTTTGGTTGGGGTGGTAGATTAACAGGTTTTTTATTATCTAATGCAGTAAAATATGTAGGTGTAGATGCATCAGATTTACAACATAAAGGAGTTACTAAAATTAAAAATGCATTTTCACTTTTAACTAAAATAAAAAAAGATACTAAACTTATTTGTAGTAAGTTTGAAGATTTTGAAACTAAAGAAAAATTTGATTTAGCAATAACATCACCGCCTTATTTTGATGTAGAAAAATATGATGGCGGAGAACAATCACACATATTGTATAATAATTATGATATATGGAAACAAAACTTTTATGAAGTATTAATAAGCAAAGTTTACACTATGTTAAAAGATAATGCTTATTTTCTTTTACAAGTAGGTAGTCAAAGATATCCTTTAATTAAAGATGGTATAAAAATAGCAGAAAAAATAGGTTTTACTATAGTAGACAATCAATCTGCTAATATGGATAATAACTTTAAAAAAACATCTGATGAAAATAAAGAAAGAATTTTAATACTGAAAAAACAATGAACAAAAGTAGACATATTAAAAAAGAAGCTATGCTACAAGCATTAGAAAACAGTTTAGGAGTTGTTACAGTAGCTTGTAAAAAGACAGAAACACCTAGAAGTACATACTATAAGTGGCTAAAAGAAGATCAAGATTTTGCACAAGCTGTAAAAGAAATAGAGAATGTTGCTTTAGATTTTGCAGAAAGTCAATTACATACACAGATTAAAGATGGTAGCACTTCTGCTACTATATTTTACTTAAAGACAAAAGGAAAGAAAAGAGGATATATTGAAAGAAGTGAATTAGATTTAAGTTCAGGAGAAGAACCAATTAAGATAAATGTAAACATCAAAGGAGTTGAACATTGATACTGAATTTACATATACACAAGGACAAGCAATAGAATATCTATTTGACAAAAAAACAACAGAAGTATTATTTGGT